ATGTACACCACCTTTCTGATTTCATTATATAAGAAAGTAGATAAAAAATCAACTTTTTTCAATTTTTTTATAAATAAATGTTGACAAAACATCTACGCAGTAGTATAGTACGAAATGTAGATAAAATATCTACAAAAGAAACAGAATAAAGAAAGAAGGAAACACCGGGTAAGCTGATGGGGCTGCACACAAGTAACATGGTAGTTATGCTGACGGATATCAGACAGAGTGTGTGAAGATTTAAGTAACCCGGCAAAGTAGTTGAAGAAAGCATGAACATCAGGGCAAGAAAGAAAAGTGTTCACCACTATTGGTAGAAAGTTGAACAGGTTGAACCAATCAACACTTTACCCCTAATTAAGAAGTTGTTAAGCGGAAGAATCAACCGAGCGAGAGAACACAGTACTTTATTCTGAACAGCATTTTTTTTCAAAGTCAGGGGGGCAGTTCCATCCACTGTACCCTGACCACTCCAAACCTGTTGCGGCAGGTAACCAAACCAAAGGAATGAAAGGAAGTAAGGGGTATGAAGTTGAATAAAGAAAAATTTTTAAAAACAGAACTTGGTGGAAATTTACAGGAATGTGTTGAATCATGGGATTTTGCTTTAAGAGGTGGAAATAAAACAAAAAGTCTTGCTGATTGGTGTCAGGCACAATGGGAAGTGTATCAAATTATGTTCAGACAGTTATATAACATTGATTATCATTTCAGTAGAACAGATGAATATTTTGGTGTATGTACCGAAGATGAAACAGATTGGTTGTTTAAGGTAGAAAGGTAGGAAGAACAGATGAATAAAGTTAGAAGAAAAAGATTAGCGGAAGCTATTGATTTAATCAATCAAGCAAAAGGAATTTTGGAAGAAGTTAAAGACGAAGAACAGGAAGCATATGATAATCTTCCTGAAAGTTTCCAATATGGGGAACGTGGTGAACAAATGCAAGAATACATAGATTCTATGGATGAAGCCTATGAAAATTTAGACGAGATGGAAAATACACTTGGGGATATTTAAGTCGAAACGGTCAGCAATGACCGTAATACCGGGACTGACCGCCCGGTGTCTGATGATGACAGGTCAAATAAGATAGCAGTTCTTTTATAAGTGTTGTCTGTTATGTGATGGTTGATAAGTTTTGTTCAGTTTTAAGGTGAAACTGCTCAGCGGTTTGGGTTATACGCTTTAAAAATCCCGTTGTAGGGGAGCAAGTTTGCCGATTTTAGTGTGAAATCTGATACGGGTTTTCAGGGTGATTCCCGGAATATAAAAAACCATTCTATAACAGGCAACATTTATAAAAGGGCTGCTGATCAGAAAGGAAGTGTGTAAACAGAACAAATGCAAAAAAGATTTATTTTTAAAGGGGAAAAAGAACAGCTACCCAAAATAGAAGCTGTCCTTAAAGAGTTAGGCATTACAAGGAAAACTATGTATTTTCTGCTGAAACATTTTGAAATCAATCCACAGGCAGTTGAAATTCTTGAAAAAGAATTTCCAAATGTTCTACAAGACTTTCTTTAGATGAAATGTCCTGAATTGTAGTTATAATGGTCTGATTGTTCCAAACATATATAGTTGCGTTATATTCTCCTTTGGAATTAAGACCGCTGATTTCAAATTCAAAATCGGAAATTTTTCTATAAATAACATCTTCAAAATCAATGTTCTTTATAGAATACTTGTTTCCTAGATACCGTAGTGTTTCGGTTAATTTTTGACCCATATAATCACCCCTTTCTTACGGGTGATTATATCATAACAAAGGTAGGTGATACAAATGAAAAGAGTGATTGCAGGTTGTATTGATTTGACTTTAGAATTTGATTCAGTAGATGAATGTAATAAATATGCTAATGATATTAAGGCAAAACATCAGACATTCAATATTATGAAATATGAAGAATTGCCCGGCGGTAGAATCAGGGTGAGGATTCAGCGACAATACAACAAAAGTCCATTCCCGACAACAATGGAAGGTGGTGAAAAATAGTGACAAATACGGAATTATTAAAAGACAAAATTGAAAAATCCGGTTATAAGTTAAAATATATTGCAGAGCAGATCGGCATTACTTATTATGGATTTTTAAAAAAGGTAAATAATGAAACTGAATTTAAGGCTAGTGAGATTCAGACATTGTGTGATTTACTTGAAATTGCAGGAGAGGAAAAAGAAAAAATTTTTTTTGCCTAACTTGTAGATAAAACATCTACAAAAAGGAGAGGAGTGATAAAAATGACATTCAGTGAAAAACTGAAACAGGCTATGCAGGAATTACACCTGAATCAACGTCAGGTGTGCGGTATGACTGGAAAAAGTAAAGGTTCTGTTAGTCAGTATCTTTCCGGTAAACAGATACCGTCAGAAGATGTACAAAGTGCTATTGCAGTAGCACTTGGACTTGAAGCAGATTATTTTTCAAAATCTGATGAAAAAGTAGTTGTGCTGCCAACAAAGGAAGTAAGAAATGGTGTCATTCCACGCTTGGATGTGGAAGATGCCGCCAAACTTTTACAGATGAATCACAACACCGTTAGAAAAGGATTACAGCAAGGGGTATTTCCTTGGGGCTACGGTATTCATACATCTGAAAACAGATGGGTGTACTTTATAAACGCAAGACGTTTTGCAGAGATTGAAGGAATTACAGTATAGAAAGTGAGGTTTAATAACATGAAAAAATTTGAATTTACAGGAGAAACCAAGACAATAAGTTTATTTTTTAGAACAGCTACACTTCACAGAATCAGAGCGGTAGCAGAATTTGGTCTTGTCAAAGTCGGTGATCTTGGTGGTTGGATTGAGAAAGAAGAAAATCTTTCCCATGAAGGAAAGGCTTGGGTTTGGGGCAATGCCGAAGTTTGCGGTGATGCCAAAGTTTGCGGTGATGCCGAAGTTTGGGGCAATGCCGAAGTTTGCGGTGATGCCAAAGTTTGGGGCAATGCCGAAGTTTGCGGTGATGCCAAAGTTTGGGGCAATGCCAAAGTTTGGGGCAATGCCGAAGTTTGCGGTGATGCCAAAGTTTGGGGCAATGCCAAAGTTTGGGGCAATGCCGAAGTTTGCGGTGATGCCAAAGTTTGGGGCAATGCCAAAGTTTGCGGTGATGCCGAAGTTTGCGGTGATGCCAAAGTTTGCGGTGATGCCGAAGTTTGGGGCAATGCCGAAGTTTGCGGTGATGCCGAAGTTTGCGGTGATGCCGAAGTCTTTTCTGCAAATCATGTACTGGTAATTGGTGCGATTGGAAGTAGAAGTGATTTCACAACATTCTTTAGAGATAAGGACAATGAAATTACTGTTAAGTGCGGTTGTTTTCTTGGAAAACTTGATAAATTTCTTGAAAAAGTGACTGCAACACATAGAGATAGTAAGTATGCATTGGTTTACAGGGCAGCGGTAGAAGTAGCAAAATTGCAAATTGATCTTAGTTTGTCAAAACCTTTAGCAGTTGGGGATAAAGTAAGAATCATTTCAGCAGAAGAAAATGATGTAACCCGAAACTGGAATAGTAAGATGGAAAAATATCTTGGTACTGTGATGACAATTAAACACGTTTATAAGGATGGGTATCGAATGGAAGAAGATGATTCAGAGTGGTTTTGGGATACATTCCGTATTGCCGGAAAGGTCGAATAAAAAATGAATGATTTATCATTTATGCCCCATCAAACGAAAGCACTTGATCAGACAGACGATAAAAATAGATGTGCTTATTATCTTGATATGGGTCTTGGTAAAACTTTTGTAGGTGCTGAAAAAATGTACTTGCTGAACAATACGGTAAATCTGATTGTGTGCCAAAAATCAAAGATTGATGACTGGGTTAATCACATGAAAACGTATTACCCGGAATACAGGGTTATGGACTTGACAAAGAAAAGTGAAGGTGTGAACTTCCGAACACTGGTTGAAACCAAAGACCTGTATGATCAGAACATTCAAATTGTCGGTGTAATCAATTATGATTTGATATTCAGACGCAAGTATATAGCTCATATAACCGACTTTACATTGTTACTTGATGAATCTAGCCTTATTTGTAATGAGAACGCTAAACGGTCAAAATTCATTCTAAAGATGCAGCCTGAATCAGTAGTATTGCTGTCGGGAACACCAACAGCCGGAAAATATGAACGGTTATGGTCGCAGCTTAAATTGTTAGGTTGGACTATTAGCAAAAAAGCATTTTGGAACAGCTATGTTGATACAGAATGGGTTGATGTAGGAGATTTCAAACGTGAAGTTGTAATAGGGTACAAAAATGTTGAACATTTGAAAAGAAAACTTGCAGAATATGGTGCGGTATTCATGAAAACGGAAGAAGTGATTGAACTGCCTGAACAGATTGAACAAAAGATTTTCTTGAAACCTACTAAAGAATACAGACACTTCATCAAAAACAGTTACTTGCTACTTGATACATTGAATCTTTGTAAGTTTAAAGATGATTCAGACTTTGAAGGTAATGATGTGACACCAACGGTTGAATTGATCGGGGATAACAGTCTGACAAAAACATTATATGCAAGACAACTTTGCGGTCAGTACCATAAGGAAAAACTAGATGCGTTCCGGGACTTATTGGAATCCACAGAAGATAGGTTGATTGTGTTTTACAATTTCAACGAAGAACTGAACAAACTGAAAAAAATATGTGAATCACTTGGTAGGGAAGTAAGCTATGTGAATGGCTCTGGAATGTCAATGTATGCCTATGAAGAAATTTCCAATAGTGTTTTGTTCGTTCAATATCAAGCCGGGGCAATGGGTGGTAATTATCAAAAAGCAAACAAAATTATTTACTACACATTACCACTTGGAAAAGGGTCTTGTGATCTATGGGAACAGTCAAAAAAACGTATTCATCGTATTGGTCAGAATAGACCATGTTTCTACTATTACTTACTGGTTAAGGGTAGTTTTGAAGAACAAAATTTTGCAGCGTTGCAGGAAGGAAAGGAATTGACAGATGAATTATTTAAAAGTTCGTAGGGTACTTAGAAAATTGAAAAACACAGTCCTGAAAGTGTTGATTTGGGTGAATTTAGCAAGCCTGCTATTTTGGATGTGTTTGGTGGATGTAATTATATCATGGCAACCCGTAGCAATCATGCTTGTAAATTGTTTTTTCCTTTGGTTGATGGCATATGCAAATGGTTATGTTTATGATACTGAACGGTATTATGAAAGACAGAAAAAGAAAGGTGAATTTTAATGGCAGAAGAGAAAAACTTTGAAAATCGTATCAAAAGCTGGTTTCATTCAGTCGGTATTTATCCGGCAGGATATAGAAAAGACAAGATGGTAGTACCACAAAAAGGATGGTATGTAAAAATTTGGGGCGGCGGTTTCCAAAAATCAGGAATACCCGACATATTGATTTGTGTAAGCGGTGTATTTATTGGTTGTGAAGTGAAAGGAACAAACGGGAAACCATCATCTTTACAGCTTGTGAATCTTAGACAGATTGATAATTCAAATGGAATCGCTGTATTACTTTACCCGGAATACTTGGAAGTTTTTAAGAACCTTATCCTTTGTATTATCGAAGGTGATAAAACGAATGCAGCGTATAACTACAATATCTTAAAAACAAAGTGGAAACACTTTGAAAATAAAATTTTAAAAGGAGAATAGAAACATGGCAAAAAAAGAAACAGTTGATGTAACAGTTGAAGAAACAGAAGGTGCAAATGAATTAGCAACAGCGGTTGAATATAATTACCCTGATATTATCAGAAGTGCATTGTTAAAGACTAATAGGGATGGTGTTCTTGATTTAATTTCCTATATGCGTGAAATTGGATTTTTTGAAGCACCTGCATCAGGCGGCAACCATTCATTTGAAAAGGGTGGACTTGCTGCACATTCAGTCAATGTAATGTTTTGTGCTGAAAAAATTGGTGTTGCCCTTCTTGGTGGTGCAGCCTATAACGAGATTCAGGAAAGTGTGATCATTGCCGCATTACTTCATGACCTTGGCAAGTGTGGGGACTATGGTAAGCAGATGTATGTACCAAATATGATCAAAGATGGTAGACCAACGAAGGCGAACCCGGAACAGAAATATAAACAGTCCGAAGCAAAACCTTGGAAACGCAACCCGGATTTATTACCGCTTGATCATGCAACCCGGTCAATCAAATTGGCAACCTTGTTTATTGATTTAACCGAAGAAGAAGAATTTGCTATCAGATACCATGACGGTTTATATGATACCGCAAATTATGGAATTAAGGGTCACGAAACCCAGTTGTACATGATTTTACACTGGGCTGATATGTGGGCTAGTAGAGTAATCGAAGGTGAAAGAGAGGATGAAGAAAATGAGTAGTGCGAAAAATCACAGAATCAGAAGTCACAGAAGTTATAGAAACAAGGTTTCTACTGCTGAACGCTTTCAGGCAAAACAGTTTGCAAAGGTGTCACAGCAGAAGGTAATGAAAGAACAGGATAATTTCTTTGCAAGATTGTTCAGTAAGTTCAAGAAAGGGGATAAATAAGTATGGCACAGAAAGTTTTGATCATGGGTGAATCAGGTACAGGAAAAAGTACAAGTTTAAGAAATTGTGATGCTGCAATCACAGCAGTAGTCAATCCAGTAGGAAAACCATTACCGTTTAAAAACCACTTTGATATGTTAAATAATGAAACGGATGCCCGGAAGATTGTAAAGTACATGAAAGAACAGGCGGCGGCAGGTAAGAAGTTGATTGTGGTGGATGACTTCCAGTATATTCTTGCAGTCCCATACATGAACCGTATCAAAGAAACTGGATGGGACAAGTACAACGATTTTGGTGCAAATTATTTTGAAATCATTGATTGCTGCAAAGACCTTCCTGATGATGTTGTAGTGGTTTATATGACCCATTTAGAAACATTAGATAATGGGCTGACTACTGTTAAGCTGATTGGGAAACTGTTGCGTGAAAAGATTACAATTGAAGGGCTTTTCACAGTTGTACTTAGAACAGGGGTAAATGAAGCAAAGTATTATTTCTATACGCAGAACAGCGGAAAAGATACTGTAAAATCACCGCTTGGTATGTTTCCGGCTTATGCGATTGACAATGATCTGAATTATGTAGTAGACAAGATCAGAAACTATTATGAATTGGGTGACTACAAATCTGATGATGAAATGAATCAGGCAGATCAGGAAGTTGCAGCGGATATTGAAAAGCCGGATGCAAACGGTAGACGTTCAAGGGCAGGAAGAAAGAAAACAGAAACAGCCGCACAGCCAACATCTTCTGAATCCGAAGAACCACCAAAAAAACGTGAAAGAAAATCACGTGCAGAAGTTCAGGCTGAAAATGAACAGAAAGTTGCTGATCATATGGCAGCAGTTGATGAAGCAATTGATGAAGCATTTACGGGACAGGAAGAAGTACCATTTGATGAAGCGTGTGAAGTAGCTGATTCTGTACCGAAACCGGATTTACAGAAACCACCTAGACGCACAAGAAAAGAAAGGGTTACTGAACAGGCGGCATCTGATGAAGTACCTGATGATGCAGAAACCCCAGCAGAACCGCTTGAAGATGCAATGAACCAACCTGAAACACCTGAACCACAACCACGTCAAAGACGTAGAAGAACCCGGTAAGGTTGGTGAACATATGGAAATATTACTTTTTATGTTAGCACTTTTGTTTGGGTTGGGTGTAATCGGTGATAAGGAACAGGAAAACCGTAATAATTACACAAAAATATGTATCGTGTGTATTATTGGAATTATTTTAATGAGAGTTTTATAAGAAAGGTAAGGTAAAAAATTATGAGTATTGATTTTGCAGCATTTGACAGTAAAGTAAATTTGGATGAATTACAGAAAGAGGTAGAAGCGGCTGATTCTTCTGCATTTGAAGATGTGCCGGATGGTACTTATATTGTCGGTTTTGATAAAATGGAAATTAAACTGACAAATGCAAAAGATAAGCTGATGTTTGCGGTTTGTGCAAAAATTAAAGAAGGTGAGTTTAAAGGAAGATTACTGTTCTTCAATCGTGTGATCAGCGGTAATAGTTCACCAAAATGGACTGATGGAATGGCAATCAAATCAGTTTGCACGTGGCTTGATAAATTGGAAACGAAAATTGTACCTGAATTTATCAACTATGAAGATTTTGCCGGATGTGTTCTTGACATTTTTCAGGAAATACAGGGAAGGGTTGAAGCAGAAATTGAGTGGAAAGCAAAGGCATTTAACTCTATGAGTATCAAAGAGGTATTCGATTGCTAAATTTTTTTGATTAGAATGTAGACAAAACATCTACAAGACGATAATATGCAATATAGGCGGTGTGGTTGGGTTATCCCCCCCCCACCGTCTTTTTTAAAAGTAGGTGAAATGATGATATTTTACGATTTTGAGGTTTTTAAGTATGATTGGCTTGCTGTTTTCGTTGATATGGTGAAAAAATCTGTTCATGTGATTATTAATAACCCAAAGGAACTTAGACAGCTATATGAAGCAAATATAAATAATATATGGGTAGGTTACAATAATAGACATTATGACCAATATATTATGAAAGCTATTTTATTGGGACTTGATCCTAAAAAAGTAAATGATCACATTATTGTGGATAAAAAAGAGGGATGGCAGTTTTCAAGGGCTTTTAATAAAGTTCACATGATCAATTATGATGTTATGCCAAATCCCCCGGTTGGTTTGAAAACATTGGAAGGGTTTCTTGGCTCAAATATCAAAGAAACAGAAGTACCATTTAATATAAATCGAAAATTGACACCAAAGGAAATTGAACAAACAGTATTTTACTGTAAGCATGATGTAGAAGAAACTATAAAAGTTTTCATGCAAAAAGTGGATGAATTTGAAGCAATGCGTGGAATTGTAAATGCTTTCCCGGATATGGTAAATCTTTCAAATATAGGTGATAGTGAAGCACGTATAACTGCAAAGGTGTTAGGGTGTGAAAGAAGATCATGGGATGATGAATTTGAATTTTTCTTCTTACCTTGTATTCAATTAAAAAAATACAAATACGTGCAGGATTGGTTTGAACAGAAAAGACAGGAAGCGTTGTCCTTGGGGGTACAGCATTATGATAAAGCTGCAAAAAAGGCATGGTATAAAGCACAAAGTCTTGACCTAATGGTTGCCGGAATCCCTCACACGTTTGGTTTTGGTGGTTTACATGGGGCAACAGAAAAACCATCTTATTTTAGAGGTGCTTTGTATCATGTAGACGTAAACAACTATTATCCTTCTATGCTTATAGCGTGGGGGTTGGTCACAAGGGCAGCAACCAATGATAACTACACAAAGGTTTATAAGACAAGAAAGGCTCTGAAATATAAGCAAACCCATGCCGCCACAAAGGCAGAAGCTAAAAAATGGAAAAAGGCACAATTGCCATATAAGAAAATGTTGAACGCACTTTCAGGTGGTATGAAAGATGAAAGTAATGCAGCATACGATCCACGTAACAATAACTGTATGTGCATCAATGGTCAATTGATGTTGCTTGATTTAATAGAGCATTTAGAAGTAATACCGGGATTCAGGCTGATTCAGTCTAATACAGATGGTTTGATTGTTCAGGTGCCGGACACACAGGAAGCCTTTGACATGATGGATGATATTTGTTGGGAGTGGGAACAGCGTTGTTCCACTAATAAGTGTGAGATACTTTTAGAACTTGATTGCATACATGAAATCTATCAGAAAGATGTGAATAATTATCTATGGGTTGATATTGATGGTGGTGTTGAAAGAATCGGTAAGTATCTGAAAGAGTTATCACCGATAGATAATGATTTACCGATACTGAATAAAGCGTTGGTTGATTATATGGTACATGGGACACCAGTTGATCAGACTATTAATAATTGTGATGAATTGATTATGTTTCAAAAATTAGTGAAATTGTCCGATAAATACAAATGGGTGGAACACGAACATTGCAGCCCGGTAGAACGTAAGACAGGGGTAAGGGTTATTAAAACCTTATATGAATATCCTGAAACCGTAAAATACACATACAAGTGTTACAGGGTTTTTGCATCTAATGATTTAAAAGATGGGCGGTTATTGAAAGGGGGCGGTAAACGTGGAAAACCTGAAAAATTTGCAGATACACCTGACCATTGTTTTGTGTACAATGATGCGGTTTGTGATGGGGTAAAAGTCCCCAAAAATCTTGATAAACAATGGTATATTGATGCGGCTAAAAGGCGGTTAAGTCAGTTTGGTGTTGCGGTATAAAGTGAGGTGATAAAAATGACAGACTTAATTATTAAATATGATCATGGTCAAATGCTGATTCATTTAGAAGAATTTCTTTCTTGCAGGAAAATCGCAAAGGTCAGAAAATTGCTAAAATTGATCGAACGAAGTGAAACCCCTGAACTAACTGAACAAATTCAATCACACATTGAACAAAAGTTAAAGGGTCTTGATGATATTGCTAAAACGTGGGCAACCATCCATGTGAGATGTAAAGAAGAAGTGAAACAGACCGAACATGAATTAAACAGATGGGTGCAGTTGCGATCAGGTTATAAGAAAAATAGTGAGGGTTACAAGCATTATCATGAAAATGTGAAAAATAGCAGAGAAGAATTGAAAAAAGCAAAAGAAAAAATGCGAAACAGTAAAAAAGAATTTGATGATACAATGCGTGATCGTACATTTTTTGAAAAGCTGCTTTCAGAAGTATTCAGTTAGGTGGTGAGAATATGCTTTATAAAGGCTACATCAAAAGTAAAGGGAAAGTGGCTATTGAAGCCTTTAAAAACAGAACAACATTCAGGACATTTGAAGAAGTGAAGAATCTACCGGGATATGCCGGGGTACTGGCTGATGATACAATTTTAATAGATATTGATGATACAGAACAGTCAGAAATATTGATGGATATTGTAGAAGAATATCAGCTTGATTGCCGGGTGTACTGCACCAGTAGGGGTAGACATTTTTTGTTTAAAAATAGCAGTATAACAAGAAATCGTACCCACGCACCACTTGCAATAGGTCTGACGGCTGATATTAAACTTGGTTCACGTACTTCTTATGAGATTTTAAAGATTGATGGGGAAGAACGCTTTATTGAATGGGACATTGAAGAAGGTGGAACATATCAGGAAGTGCCAAAATGGTTGTTCCCGGTACGTGCAGCAGTCGATTTTCTTGATATGGATGCAGGTGATGGTAGAAATCAGGCATTGTTCAATTATATTCTTACTTTGCAGTCTAATGATTTCAGCGTGGATGAAACAAGGGAAGCTATCAGAATATTAAACAGATTTGTATTAAAGGAATCATTATCAGATGAAGAACTGGAAGTGATTCTTAGGGATGAAGCGTTTCAAAAACCGATATTCTTTCATGACAAAACATTTTTATTTGACCGTTTTGCAACTTACCTAAAAAATAACTGTTATGTAGTAAAAATTAATAATCAGTTGCACATTTATAAAGATGGTACATATACAAACGGGTACAAGACCATTGAAACAGCAATGATTCAGCAGATACCAAATCTAAAAAAAGCACAAAGAAAAGAAGTATTAGAGTATATGGAACTGATTGTTGATGAACGCAATCAATCAGATGCAAGATATATTGCCTTCAATAATGGAATACTTGACGTTGTTACCGGGAAGATGCAGCCTTTCAGTCCTGATCTTGTTGTTACAAATCGCATCCCTTGGGATTATGTGCCGGATGCTTACAACGAACTCACAGACAGTACATTAAATAAATTGGCTTGCAATGATGCACCAATCCGGGCATTGTTAGAAGAATGTATTGGTTATTGCTTTTATCGAAGAAATGAATTAGGAAAAGCCTTTATTCTGACAGGTGATAAAAGCAATGGTAAATCTACCTTTCTTGATATGGTAAAAGCTGTATTGGGTGAAGAGAATGTTTCAGCACTTGATTTAAAAGAACTTGGTGACCGTTTTAGCACTTCTATGATGTTCGGAAAACTAGCAAATATTGGTGATGATATTGGTGATGATTTTCTGCAAGGCTCACAGGTATCAACATTCAAAAAAGTGGTGACAGGAAACAGAATCAAAGCAGAACGAAAAGGACAAGACCCTTTTGAATTTAACCCATATGTGAAGCTGCTGTTTTCAGCTAATGACATTCCACGTATGAAAGATAAGACCGGGGCTGTTCTTAGAAGATTGGTTATTATCCCATTTAATGCACGATTTTCAAAATACCTGCCGGATGGGACTGTTGACCCGGAATATAATCCGTACATTAAGTATGAACTTGTTGAACAAAGTTCAATAGAATATTTAATCAGGGTTGGAATAGAGGGATTAAGAAGAATCATTGAAAATAATGAGTTCACTAAGTCTGAAAAAGTTCAGCAGCAGGTGGAAGAATACGAAAATGAAAACAACCCTATTAAGGCATTTATTGATGATCAGGGAATTGAAATGATTGAGGATGAACCAACCGCTGACGTTTACAAAAGGTATCAGGTGTTTTGTGCAGAAAATAGTATGCAGCCTATGTCAAATATTGTGTTTAGTAAGCAGATTAATAAACGGTTAGGGTTGGAAACTGTTGCAACAAGACTAAACAAAAAAATAGTAAGAGTATTCAGAAAGGTGTGAAATTATGAGTTATGTAATTGTTAGTGTTGTTTCTTTATTCATTGGTTGTACGGTTGGAGTAGTTACACTTGCTTTATGCATGGCATCCAAAAGCATTGAAGAGCAGGAAAAAGAAAATGATTGTTTTGGTAACTGTGAGCATTGTACAAGAAATGAGGGTGAAAAGAATGAAGAATAGAATAAAATACTTATCTATTTTTTGCTTGTTTTTTAGTTCATTGAGTTTTATCTTTAGTCTATTTTCATTATGGGTAGTGTGCAGTAGAGAAACATTCACTACACCAATGAATGTAATTTTGTATGACAGGACAAATAAAGCAATCATGCAGTATGAAACATACCCGGAGATAGAAAACGGCACATTGCGTCTATTAGATTCTGATTTATTGTATCAGGAACATGATTGTGAATGGGATAATATGGTAAGAGGTAAAACAGAATGAATAATGAACTTATGTTTAGTAGTAATAAGGATAATTGGTCAACACCACAAGAATTTTTTAATACATTAAATGAAGAATTTCATTTTACACTTGATCCTTGCTCTGATGAAAGTAATCATAAATGCAGTAAATATTTCACTAAATCAGATAATGGACTTATGCAGGACTGGGGGGGGGGAAGTTGTTTTTTGTAATCCCCCTTATGGTAGAGAAATTTATAAATGGGTGGAAAAATGTTATTGGGAAGGACACAAGGAAAATACAGTAGTTGTTATGCTGATACCTGCAAGAACTGATACAAAATATTTTCATGATTTCATTTTGAATAGAAGTGAAGTCAGATTTGTAAAAGGTAGGTTAAAATTTGGTGATGCGAAAGATGCCGCACCATTTCCGTCAATGATTGTTGTTTTTCGTGGTGCGAAAATGTAAAGAAAGGAATTGATAATATGGCATATAAAAATAGTGAAGGATATATTGACCCAACCGCAGGTGTGGCTATGGGACACGTAAAGAAAGAAGAACAAGATGTCGATAAGTTGAATCATAAGGTGATGCAGTCTTTCAGATTATTGGTAGAACTTGCCGGGTTTGAAATTGTTGGAAGGGTAACTTTAAAACACAAGAAATCAGGAAGGATATTTAAGTGATCATGAAAGAAATAATTGACAAAGTTGGAGAATCCGCAATACTGGAACAACTGGCAGAAGAATGTGCGGAATTGGCAAAAGCAGCTTTAAAACTAAGTAGGGGAATGAGGAAGGAAAACCCTACACCTGTAACGGTAAATGATGCATTTGATAATTTGGTAGAAGAAATTGGTGATGTACGTTTATTGTTAAGGGTAACAGATTTTATGTATGATGGTATTCCAACGCAAGATATGGAAGAATATAAGTTGCAGCGTTGGAAAAATCGTATAAAGTTAGGTGACCCAAAAGCGTTAAAGTTGTAGTTGTTACAGTTTGAGTTACACTTAGTTACAGTTGTTGTTACAGTTAAAATCCTTTATTTATGCGGTTGTTACAGTTGTTACACTTAAAGATAAATTCTTTATATTTTTAATAATCAGTATATACTAGGTAAGGCATAAAAAGTAAAAATATAAGAATATAGAATTTAAGTGTAACTGTAACAAACTGTAACATTCAGTAAATACAAGGGTTTGAAGGGTGTTTTAGTATAGTTTTTAACTGTAACAAACTGTAACATTTTAGAAAGAGAGGTAAAAATGAGCGAAAAAAAGAAATATTTGACTGCTGAACAATACCTTAGTCAGTTAGGAACAATAGATGAAGCTATCAATCAGGACATAGAACGATTATCAGAAATGAAACTAAATGCTATGAGTACGGGCGGTATTGATTACAGCAAGGAACGTGTACAAACTTCTGCTGTCGGTGATAAATTATGTTCTGACGTTGTGCGTTATACTGAACTTGATGCACACATTAATGCACAAATAGATAAATTTGTTGATGCAAAAGAACAGATTATAAGGGAAATCAGAGAATTACATCAAGTAGATTACATAAAAGTGTTGTACAGGGTTTATGTTCAACAAAAAAGTTTAAAAATTACTGCTGCTGAAATGAAGAAATCATATCGTTTTGTACGTGACGTACATAAAAAGGCACTTGCGGCATTTGAAGAAAAGCATAAAAATTTAACATATTTCCTATAAATGCCACTTTTTGCCACATCATGTATGTTGAAAACTCTTTATTTTAAGGCTATTATATAAACTATGAATTTGTGCAGGTTATTTCATATTAATAACCTGCATTTTTTAATTTTGCTTATTGTCTATCTGCTGCAAGGGTGCTTTATAGCCGGACTTTTCACCCGGTGAACCTCCTACCTTGCAGCAGTTTTTGTTTATAAAACGGTAGAAAGGCGGTGTATCAGATGGCGAAAAGGCAGTTAAGCGAACAAAGGCAACGATTTGTAGAAGAATACCTGATTGACTTGAATGGTACACAAGCAGCTATCAGGGCAGGGTATTCAGTAAAAACAGCACAGGAACAATCATCACGTTTGTTATCAAATGTTATGGTTCAAGAAGCTATTTCAAAAGCAATGGCAGCACGTTCTAAAAGAACAGGGGTCAATCAGGACAGAGTTGTTTTAGAACTTGCAAAGATAGCATTTGTAAAAATGACGGATGTTGTAGACAGCAATGGAAGAATCAGAGAAGATGCAACAGATGATGACCTTGCTTGCATTGAATCAATCAAATACAAAGAATCTGATAATGAGTTTGGCGGCAGCGTTGAACGTGAAGTGAAAATTGGTTCAAAGCTGAAAGCATTGGAATTACTTGGAAAGCATCTTGGTATGTGGAACGATAAACTTGATGTGAATATCACACAGCCTGTTGTTATTACGGGGGCTAATGATCTTGAGGACTAAGCACAGACAACCCACAAGTCAATATGTGTTTGGGTATCAGAAGTTTATTCTGTACCCGGAAGATTACAAACCAAATAAATCCGGCAAGTTGAATATTAAGCTGCCGGAAGTAGTTGGTAAGGGTTACGGTACATTTTGGCGGTGGAAAGGTAGATACAGGGCTGTCAAGGGTTCACGTGCTTCCAAAAAATCAAAGACAACTGCATTATGGTACATTACTAACATGATGGCATACCCTGATGCAAATACATTAGTTGTCAGAAAAACTTACCGAACATTAAAAGATTCTTGTTTTACAGAATTGAAATGGGCTATACACCGATTAGGTGTAGATGCCTTTTGGGATATAAAAGAAAGTCCTCTTGAAATGACCTACAAACCAACAGGTCAAAAGATTTATTTCAGAGGACTAGATGACCCATTGAAAGTTACATCTATCACAGTAGACAAAGGATGCTTGTGTTGGATGTGGATTGAAGAAGCATATGAAATCAGTTCAGAAGATGATTTTAATATGCTTGATGAATCTATTCGTGGTGCAGTCCCGGAAGGTTCAGACTTATTCAAACAGATTACCGTTACTTTTAACCCTTGGAATGAACATCACTGGTTAAAGAAGCGGTTTTTTGATAACCCGGATGATGAAACACTTGCATTGACAACCAATTATAAATGCAATGAATGGTTGGATAAGGCAGACTTAAAGGTTTTTGAAACCATGCGGAAACAGAACCCAAGACGTTATGCGGTAGCAGGTCTTGGTGATTGGGGTATTGTTGACGGTCTTGTATATGAGAACTGGAAAGAAGAAGCCTTTACTTTAGAGCAGATCAGGCAGCAGTACACAATCAGTTCAGCCTTTGGTTTGGACTTTGGTTATACAAATGACCCATCTGCATTGTTTTGTGGGTTCATTGATGTTCAGAACAAAAAAATATTTGTTTGGGATGAAATGTATGAGCCGGGTCTTTCCAACGAAAAGATTTATCAAAATATCAGCAGTATGGGGTATGGAAAAGAAAAAATTACCGCTGATTCTGCTGAACCTAAGAGTATTGATCAGTTAAAAGGGTATGGTCTTAGGGTTAAGGGTGCAGAAAAAGGAAAAGACAGTATAAACGCAGGTGTGCAGTTTATTCAGGACTTTGAAATTATAATCCATCCCCGGTGTGTGAATTTCCTGACGGAAATTAGTAATTACACATGGGACAAGGATAAGTTTGGAAATAAATTAAATAAACCTATTGATGATTTCAATCATCTTATGGATGCTATGCGGTATGCGTTAGAGAAGTATATCAACAAAGGTGGTAAATGGATTATTTAGTATGAGGTATGAAACTATGAACATTAGAATACATAATGATATTTGGAAAGTGAAACTGACAAATGGTAGTAAGAAAAAAATGACACCTGATGCAGAACACTATAATTTGGGATTATGTGAATATGATAAGCAGGTAATCAATATCAGATCAGGACTATCAAAATCAGTAGCAAGGTCTACTATCATTCATGAATTGGTACACGCTTTTCAATTTTCCTATGGTAATCAAGTGGAAGGTGAAGAACAGATGTGTGATTTCTTTGGTGTTCATGGTGATGGAATTATAAACCTTGCAGATCAGATTATGGAAGGGGTGATTGGCATTGCTGACAACAGAAGAAATTAAATTATTTATTGATGAAGATGCCGCATCCACGAAAAAGCATTTTGCCCGGATGGGTGAAAGGTATTTTGATGGTGACCATGACATTAAAAATTTAAGATTGTTTTATTACAATGCTGATGGTGAACTTGTGGAAGATAAAGCAAGGGCAAACGTGAAAATAGCACACCCATTCTTTAAAGAGTTGGTAGAACAGGGTACACAATACACACTTTCAGGGAATGATGGTTTTGTGTTCTCGGATATTCCTGAATTACAGACTGAACTTGATGCAAGATTCAATAACAATGATGATTTCATTGACGAACTATCAGGAACAATCACAGATTGTCAGACAAAGGGATTTGCTTATATGTATGCAATGAAAGATGCATCCGATAAGTTAAAATTTACGTGTGCAGACAGTATTGGTGTTGTAGAAGTAGAAGCCCGGTTTGCATCTGATAATAAAGCCCATGTATTGTATTGGTATGTTGACAGAGTAGACAAGGAAGGTCACCAACAGAAGAAAATCATGGATTGGGATGATGAACAGGTTTATTATTATGTTCAATCTGATCAGGGAGAAATTGAAGAAGATACAAGTATTGATGTGAACCCACGACCACATATTTTGTATAAAGTTGATGGGGATAAGTCAGATCAGACATACATTGATTCATTGGGTTTTCTTCCTTTTTTCAGGTTAGACAACAATAAAAAGCAGATTAGTAATCTGAAACCAATAAAAGATTTGATTGATGATTATGATTTGATGGCAAGTAGTCTTTCAAACAACCTGATTGACTTTGACCATCCACTTTATGCGGTCAAAGGATTTGAAGGGGATAATCTTGACGAATTGCAGCAGAATTTGAAAACAAAGAAAATTGTAGGGGTTGGTGCAGAAGGTGGGATTGAAGTACACACGATTGATGTACCTTATGAAGCCCGGAAGGTAAAAATGGAACTGGATGAAAAGAACATATATCGTTTTGGTATGGGACTGAATATGTCAGGTCTGAAAGATACTTCAGCAACAACCAATATTGCAATTAAAGCTGCATACTCTTTACTTGATCTTAGATGCAAGCATCTTGAAAGAAATATCAAACGATTCTTGCGTAAGATCGTGACAGTCTGCATTGATGAAATCAATCAGCAGAATGGTACAGATTATCAGATCACAGATGTTTATTTTGAGTTCAAACATGAAGTAATGAGTAATGAACAGGAAAATAAACAGAATGAACTGACAGATGCCAACAGAAAAAATGTTGAAATCAATATGCTGATGAGTTTAGTTCAGGTGCTTGGTAATGATTTAGTAATTCAGTACATTTGTGATGTGCTTGATATTGACTATGAAGAAATAAAAGACCAGTTACCTGATGATGAAGCCGCTAAGGTGGAAGAAGTTCAGAATGACCTTGATGGATTGATACCTGATGATGAAGGTGGTGATACTGGTGAACAAATCGCAGAAGGAAGTACAACAGGCACATCTTAATGCAGAAAAACATCTGATTAAGTTATTAGAAAGGGTTTATGGTCAAGCCCGGAATGATTGCGAAAAGAAAATTATGGAACTTTCAAGCCGGACTGACCTTGAAAACCTGCAAAGCATCATTTATCAGAAACAGTATCAGGAAGCCTTGAAGAAACAGCTTGAAGGTATTCTTGATAATCTGCAATCAGAAGAATTTACTTCCATTGCAGATTATCTGCAAAAATCTTATCATGATGGATATGTCGGTGTGATGTACGATTTAACAAAGCAAGGAATACCGCTGATTATCCCCATCAATCAGGAACAGGTTGTAAAAGCCTTGCAGACTGACAGTAAATTGTCAAAAGGTTTATATGCCAGATTAGGTGAAGATGTCAATTATTTAAAGCGTTCAATCAGGGCTGAACTTTCAAGGGGAATTGCAAACGGTTCTACTTGGAATGAGATTGCCGGGAAGATTGCAAAGGGAATGAATAGCCCTTTTAACACTTCCATTAATAATGCAATTCGTATTGCTCGGACAGAAGGGCATAGAGTACAGCAAAGTGCAGCACTTGACGCACAATATAGGGCAAAAGAAAAAGGTGCAGATATTGTGAAGCAATGGGACAGTACACTTGATAACAGAACTAGGTCACATCATAGGATGTTGGATGGTCAGATCAGGGAACTAGATGAAGATTTTGAAATTGACGGTTTGAAAGCACAAGCACCGGGGCATTTTGGGAAACCAAAAGAAGATTGTAACTGTCGGTGCTGCTTGTTGCAACGTGCAAGGTGGGCTTTGGATGAAGATGAACTGAATGAATTGAAAGAACGTGCTGCATACTTTGGACTTGATAAAAGTGCAGATTTTGCAGACTTTAAACAGAGATATTTACATCTGCCTGCTAATGCTGATACAATAGATGTGAAAAGTGGTAACTGGCAGGGAATAAATTTTCCACAAAACTACAAAACCAAGAAAGAAGCAATTAAAGCTTTATCTGATAAATATAATATTTCTTTTTCTGATTCAAGGAAATATCCAATTGATGAAACAATACTATGTGATGCGGTCAGTTGGATGGATGCTTTTGAAAAAGAATATCCCAATTTTGTGAAGATGAACCCTGCAAAACTTCCTAAACTGGTTTGTAAAGCACCATCTTCAATGAAAAATGCAGTTGGTTATTTCCAGTATTATTATAATGGCACACCTGTAGAAATGGCATTGAATGGTAAATATCATTCAGACCTTAAAGCATTTGCTGAATACGAAAAATACTGCATTGAAAGTAAATGGACTGTTGCTAACGCAACTACACGAAAAACTTTTGTTCATGAATATGGTCATTATGTTTCTAACAGTATGTGTAAAATGAATAATAGCAGGTGGGAACATGATTTTATTCAGGAATGTGTAGATGAATATAAGAAATCACACCCTGAATATCTAAAAACAACATATGTTGGTTTACAAAAAGATTGTGATGAAGTCAGCCGATATGGAATGACTTCTGAATCAGAATGTTTTGCAGAAACCTTTGCAGAATATTACGGTGGAGAAAATCCACGTGAGTTTGCACAGATTTTTGGTAGAAAGTTAGATGAACTTTTGAAAGGAGTGAAATAACAATGATGGGTGAACCAAAGTGTATTACAGAAGGATATGCATACATTGATGATGAAGCAGAAAAATGGTGTATTAAAGAAGATGCACCGGATTGGGCGAAAAAAGAATTTGAAGAATTTTTTGGATTGGTGAAATCTGAACCTGATGATAATGATGTTGTTACAAAGTATTAAAGCATTTGTGAGGGAAATCTTCACAGGTGCTTTTTTAATGCTTATATGACGCTTATATGAGTTCTGAAAGGGGGATAAGTGGCACATGAAACGTAAATCCACAAAGAAAGGTTAAGGTGATCCGATTTATCTCCCATCTATGGGTTAAATAGTGTTTTTAAAGCATCCTGAAAAGGGTGCTTTTATTTTGTCCGAAAAAGGCTTATGACATTTAAACTGCTGCTGAAATAACCCTTGCAACATGGGATATAAACTGTTGTCTGTTCGTGGTGACACCACATATAAAAACGTAACAGAAAAGAAAGGAAGAAAAACATGGAATTTTTAAAAGCAATCTTAGGTGAAGAACTGTATAACCAGTTTATTTCAAAAATCAATGAATTTAATGAGGATGAAGCGAATAAGGACAAACAGATTAAATTAGCCAATCTGACAGACGGTGCTTATGTGAGTAAGGATAAGTACACAAGCCTTGAAACGGATTTATCCGGGAAAGATGCTGAACTGATTAAAGCCAACAACCTGATTGAAGAATTAAAGAAATCAACCGGGAAAGATGAAGGTTTGCAGCAGAAAATTACTGATTATGAATCAGAGATTGAAACATTAAAACAGGAAAATGCTGATCTGAAAACAGAAAATGCATTGAAATTTGCTTTGGTAGCTGCCGGGGCAGTTGATGTTGACTATTTGGTTTTCAAAGCAAAAGAAAAGGGTGAAGTAAAACTTGGTGATGATGGAAAAATCAAGGGTGAAGATGACCTTATTTCAGGATTAAAAACACAGCATCCTGCCATGTTTGAAGTATCCGGCAGTAATCAGCAGAATGGTAATAGACGGATTCTTGAAAATAACTTACCGACAGGTGGTAAAGACAAGACCGTCACAAAAGAGCAGTTCTTGAAAATGGGTTACAACGAAAGAATGAAACTGAAACAGGAAAACCCGGAACTGTTTAAACAGTTAAATACACATTAAGAAAGGTTAAAAAGGTGAAAGAATATGCCAAGAACAGGTAATTTTGGTGGATTTGAATTTGATGAAGAAGTTTTTGCCGGAATGATGCAGGAAGCGGATTATTGGGCTACCCCTATCATTCTTTCCGGCATTGTGCAGCAGGATAGTTCAATCATGGATTTGATTGGTGAAAAAGGTAATGTTGCCACTATTCCGATTTACAAACCATTGGATGCGTTTGAAGATAACATGGAAGCTCTGAACAATGATGGTATGACGAACAACACACCTGTTGAGATCAGCGGTGACAAGCAGACTTGTATGTTGATTCAGAGAATGAAAGCATTTCAGGCGAAGGACTTTACAAAAGAGTTGACGGGTGCTGACCCTATGACGCTGATCAGAAACAAGATTGCCGGATATTATAATCAGGTTTGGGAAAGAGAATTGATGAATATTGCACAGGCAGTTATGAGTGTGGCAGAACTTAAAGACCATGTACTTGATTTGGGTACTAAGTCCATTGAAGCAGGTACAATCTATGATGCAGAACAGGCGGCACTTGGTGATATGGCAGGTGGTCTTGGTTTGATGGTTATGCACTCCATGATCTTCAAAGAGTACAAAAAAATGGAAATGGTTGATTATGACAAATATGTTGTTGATGGTGTGATTCAGAAAGAAATTACACTTCCTACAATTGCAGGTAAGCACGTGTTGGTAACCGACAGATTTACCGTTACAGGTGAAAGTTCAGATGCAGTTTACAGCACTTATCTGTTTGGTGAAGGTGCTTTCTTATCTTGCGATAAGAAAAATTATGAGAACCAGTACACAACAAACTATGACCCTGAAACTTCCGCAGGTATTGATAAGTTCTATACAAAACAGGGTAAGGTGTTACATCCAAATGGTCTTTCTCTTGCAGTAGATAAGATTGTAAAAGAATCCCCTACATTTACAGAACTGGGTACATCTTCCAACTATGCGTTGAAATTCAACACTAAGAATGTAAAAATGGGTCTGATTAAGTCTAAAGTCGGTGCAGTATTGGCATAAAGAAGGTACGGTGATCTGATGATTATTGCAGTTGATGAAGTGATGAAACTACCTGAATTTTTTGGACAGACTGAATCTGTTATTGCTGACAAACTGAACGCTGCTGAATTAATGATCAGAGCGTACACTAACAACAATTTTCAGAATCGGTTTGTGAGGTTTCGTGCAGAAAGCCGGGGAAACCGTATCATTGGAACATCTGACTATTTAAAAGTAAATGATACAGTCCAAATTTCACAATCTTGTGTGAATGATGGACTGTACACCATTACAGAAATAGGGAATGATTTTATCAGGGTGAATGGGGATTTATACCACCATCCTGATAACTTAGTGACTAAGGTTGAATATCCGGCTGATATTAAAGCAGGTGTTCTTGAAATGCTGAAATGGGATGTAAAAAACAGACCAAAAACAGGCATTAAATCAGAAACATTGTCAAGACACAGCGTAACTTATTTTGATCAGGATGCAAATAATCAGGTTATGGGTTATCCTGTTACCCTACTTGGTTTCTTAAAGCCTTATATAAAGGCTAGATTTTGATTATATGAGTATTGGCGGTAACATTTATGCATTATTACAGGTAAAAGGTAAAGGGGCTAAAAATAGCATAGGTGCGTGTGAAAATACCTGGCTTGATTGTACATCATTATGTGGGTGGTTAGATTTATCAACCGGTGATTCTAAACACAACGTATTTAATGCTAAGATTCAAGAAAGTACACATATTTTCTTATGTGATTTTACAAGCCTGAAAGCCCTGTCAACTAAATGGGTATGGAATCCATTTAGTTTCCTTACTGGAATCATCAACAAAGATGAACAGGAAACCATTGTTGATGTAACATCTGAAAATGCAAGAATGGTAATTCATGGTGCAGTATATGAAATACTTCTGATTGATAACCCAATGAACATGAATGAACATCTTGAAATTTATCTTAGATTCATAGGGGGTCAGTAGTATGCCGTTGGAATTTGAAGATAACAGATTGAAAGTAAAAGAAGCATTATTTGATGCAGGTGAAGCGTTCTTACATGAAGCGTGTGGAGAACTACAAGCAAGAACACAAAGAAATTCAAGAGTTGATACAGGTCAAACCAAAGGTTCATATGAGTATAACATCAGCGGTAGTTTTATGGCAGGTGAACAGTATGGACAAGTTGGAAGTAACCTTGAAAATGCTATTTGGGAAGAATTTGGAACAGGTGAATATGCGTTACATGGTGATGGTAGGAAAGGCGGTTGGGTGTATCAAGCACCAAAGGGTGAATTTTATTTCACAAAAGGTAAGACCCCGAACAGACCAATGTACAATGCTTTCACCGCATTAAAAAACAAACTGATAAAAAGATATGGTGATATATTAAGAAGCAAGATAGGGGGGTAGGTAATGGAAGAAGTTTTAAATTTTATGAGTACAGAACTAGAAAAGATTGGTGTACCATATGAGTTTTTAGAGTGGACACAAACCGTTACCTACCCTTATTTTGTTGGGGAATACAATGAGTTTGAACCGATTTTAGAAAACAATGAAGAAGAAAAGACCTTTATTCTGACTGGATTCTGCCGGGGGAAAGATGCCCGGTTAAATTTAGAAAGAATGAGGGGAAAAATTGAAAAAGAGTTTCACCCGGTAAATGGAAAAATTGCAACGCTGAATAGTGGTTCAGTTGTTGCAATTTTTTATAGCACAGCTTTTTATGTGCCTACGGGAGAAGCTGAACTTTATAAGATACAAATTAACTTAGATATAAAATTATGGAAGGTGGTATAAAAATGGCAGAAGCATTAGGGGCTGAATTTAAGTCAAGTGGTGTTACAGAGAAAACACCGGGTAATATCCCTTTTGGTGCAGGTACAATTCATAAGGGTTTGACGTTTGATAGTGCCGGAACAAAAAAATGGAACTTTGCAGAATCTCTTGTTGGTGCGACAAGTGGCGGTTCTAAGTTTGAGATCGTGCCGGAAGTTGCACAGGTGGAAGTAGACGGTGCTTTAGTGGCTGTTGCTGAATTAGATGTAAAACAGGGTGAAACTGCAAATATGGAAATCAACTTTGTGGAATTAACCCCGGATATCATCAAAGCATCTGTAATTGGTCAGTCCGCAAATAGTGACATTGAAGGGTATAGTGTGATTACATCCAAATCAAACATTGAAAAAGGTGATTATTGGGAAAATATCGCATTTGTTGGCAAGACACTTACAGGCAAACCCATTATAGTTATCATGGAAAATGCACTTTGTACAAGTGGATTATCCATTGAGGGTAAAAACAAAGAAGCAGGTGTTGGTAAATACACCTTTAGATGTAGTCAGAAAATCGGTGGAGATTTGACCACATTACCGTATAAGATTTATTATCCAACACCAGCCGCATAAGAAAGGGGTTATATGACTTTGAAAGTAAAAGTAATTCATGAGTTTACAGACAGATACACAAAAGAACTTTACAGAATCGGTGACACATTGGATTTGCCAGTAAAACGTGTAAATGAAATCGTGAGGGTTGGCGGTTTAATTGAGATTGTCGAAGTAGAACAGGAAGAAGAAACTGTTGAGGAAGTTTCAGTTGACGTTGAACCAACTGAACAAAGTGAACCTGTTGAGGAAGAAGAACCAAAAGAAGAGCCTAAAGCAACAGGAAGAAGAAAAAGAAGCAAATAAGAAAGTGAGGATTTTGGACTATGAGCATGAATGAAGCAATGAATGGAATGATTAATCAGGGAAATGTTACAGCAGCACAGGCAGTTGAGCAGTTTGGTGTAGGTGCTTATGTGTCACCTATTGTACAGGCAGTACCAACACAGGTAACAGAACCGATTGAACAGGCTGAACCTAAAATGTATGAAATCAGACCGTTAAACGCAAGGGATATTTTTCCTATGACGAAAATTATTCGTAAGATCGGACTGAAAGATTTTGGTAAATGTTTTGAGCCGGAAGAAATCAAAGCAATTACAGATACTTTTTCAGAAAACAGTGAAGAAAAAAGTATGGAAGATTTAGCTGAAATTGTTGGTGTCAGCGTTGTTCTTAAAATTGTAGATATTATTCTTGAACATTTGCCGGATGCAGGAGAAGAAGTATTCGCCTTTATTGCCGGACTGATCGGAAGAACAAAAGATGAAGTTGCAATGCTGCCTATGGATGTGTTCTTTGAATTGGTTGTTGATGTATTCAAAAGAAAAGAATTTGTGGGTTTTATGAAGGCTGTTTCAAGATTAGTCAAATAGGAGATTTAAAGTTTATGGACTTGGTATTTCACAGATACGCAAGTCCTTTTTTATTGCTTGATCAGGTTGTAAATAATGATGAATTATCTGAATTTGTAAATATGATTTGGGATGTAACCGAAGAAGAACGTGAATGGGAATATTTCCTTGCAAAAGTTTTTGATAAATCATTTGAGGACTTTAAGCAGTCTGTAAAACCACAACCACCTATTTCTAAGAAAGAACTTGAAACAACAGTAAATGAATCTTGGAATATGATGAACACATTCATTCCTGAATAACGGAAGGAGTGAATATATTGAATGGAATTATTTAAACTGTTCGGTACAATAGCAATACAAAATGCTGATGCAAACGAACAGATTGACGATACAACAGACCGGGCAAAGGAATCAGAAAATCAGATCAGCGGTGCATTTAAGAAGATTGGTGCAGCGGTTGGTACTTATTTTGCAGTAGATAAGATTAAGGATTTTGGTCTAAATTGTATCAATGCAGCCGCTGATGCAAATGCAGCATCTTCACAGTTTTCGCAGGTGTTTGGTGATATGGAAGGTCAGGCGAAAAAGTCCCTGACAGGAATTGCTGATAATACTGGTATTCAGGTGAATAGAATGAAAGGCAGTTATACACAAATAGCTGCCTTTGCAAAAACAACAGGAATGGACACATCAAACGCACTAGGTCTTGCTGATCGTGCTATGGTGGCAGTTGCGGATAGTGCAGCCTTTTATGATAGGACACTAGAAGAAACGACAGAAAGTTTACAATCCTTCCTGAAAGGAAACTATGAAAATGATTCAGCACTTGGTTTGTCCTGCACGGAAGTAACAAGAAATGAAGCTGCCAACAAGTTATATGGTAAATCTTTCAAGGACTTATCAGAAGCCCAAAAGCAGTTGACGTTACTGCAAATGGTAGAAGATGCAAATAAGGCATCCGGGGCATTAGGACAGGCTGCACGTGAATCTGATACTTGGACAAACCAAACAGGAAACTTGAAACAAGCGTGGACAGATTTTCAGTCAGTCCTTGGTCAGAAAGTATTACCGCTTGCCGTTGAAGCTGTCAAAAAAGCATCAGAAGCAGTACAAGGGTTATCTGAAAAGATGCCTACAATTATTCAAACATTTAAAGATTGGTCACCTTTGATTGCAGGGGTAGTTACTGGATTTGTGACATTAAAAGCAGCAATGGCTATTTCTAGTCTGATTAGTGCAGTAACAACAGCGTGGACTGCATACAAGACAGCAAACGAAGGTGCTACAATAGCACAATGGTTGTTAAATGCTGCCTTAAATGCGAACCCCATTGTACTAATAGTCAGTTTGATTGCCGGATTAGTAGTTGCAATTATTACGTTATGGAACACTAACGAAGATTTCAGAAATAAAGTTATTGAAATTTGGGAAGCCATAAAAAACGCTTTTGGTACAGCAATAGAAGCAATTAAAAGTTTTTTTGTGGGACTATGGGAAAAAATTGTTTCAGTATGGGAATCCATAAAAGAAACTATATCAACCGCCATAGAAACCATTAAAACGGTGGTAACTGAAAAATTTAATGCAGTAAAAGAAGCAATAACGAATATTTTTACCTCAATAAAAGACACGTTGTCTACAATATGGGAAACAATTAAGAATGTGATTCAGGTTGCAATCATGTTCATTGTAGAACTATTTACTACTGCTTTTGAATTAATCACGCTCCCATTTAGGTTTATTTGGGAAAATTGCAAAGAAATTGTAATGCAAGCGTGGGAAGCCATTAAGTCAGCTATATCAACAGCACTTGAATCAATCAAGACAACTATCACTAATATTTGGAATGCCATTGTTTCATTCTTGACACCAATATTAGAAGGTATAAAAACCGCATTTGTAAATAATTGGAATGCAATTAAGACAGCTATCACAAATGTGGTAAATGCTATTAAAAGTATAGTAACAACGGTGTGGAATGCGATAAGTTCGACAGTTTCTAGTGTGATGAACACGATAAAAATAACAATCAGCAACATTTGGAACAGTATAAAAAGTACAGTTTCAAGTGTAATAAATGCGATTAAGTCGATAATTAGTAGCGTATTCAATGCCATAAAATCAACTATTTCAGGCATCCTGAACAGCATAAAGTCTACATTCAGTAGTATTTGGAATAGCATAAAATCAACAGTTAGTAATGTGATCAATGGTGTAAAGTCTACTATATCAAGTGGTCTGAACGCTGCAAAGTCTGTTGTATCAGGTGTTCTTGAAGCAATCAAGTCAAAATTTAGTAGCATATTTGAGGGTGCAAAAAATATTGTCAGAAATGCAATCAACACCATTAAAGGTTTCTTCAATTTTAGTTGGAGTTTGCCAAAAATTAAGTTACCGCATTTTAGCATATCAGGAAAATTCAGCTTAAATCCACCACAGATACCGCATTTTAACGTGTCTTGGTATAAAAAAGCTATGGATAACCCTGTAATGTTTACGAAGCCTACTATTTTCAGCATGAATCCGGCAACGGGTCAGGCGAAAGGTGCAGGTGAAGCAGGTGACGAACTGATGATTGGTAAGGAAACCATGCTGAACATGATCAGACAGGCAGTAGCAGAACAAAATGCAGCATTGCTTGATAAACTTGATTTACTGATTGCATTACTTAGTGAGTTTTTCCCAGAAGTGTTGGATAAATTGGATAGACCGATTGTATTAGATAGCGGTGAACTTGTAAATGCAACTGCTGATAAAATGGATGCTGCACTTGGTAAAATATTGAAGAAAAAGGAAAGGGGAGTGAAATAAGTTATGTCAAATGAAGAAAAAGCAAAAATAAGTTTAAATGGTGTGAAGTTTGGAACAAAGCATAGTTATAATGATTTTGGTCTTGTCCTTCAAAAGAAAGACATATCACTCCCTAAAGCAAAAACAGAAAAAATTGAGGTTACTGGTAGAAATGGTGCTATTGATCTGACGGAATCTCTTACAGATGAAGTAACTTTTGAAAACCGCCCCATAACCTTTACATTTGTTGTTTTGAATGGGCTTTTGTATTGGTCAAAAGCCCTTTCCGAATTAACAAACTATCTGCATGGTAGGAAGATGCAAATTATCCTTGATGCGGATAAGACTTTTTACTACTACGGCAGGTGTACCGTAGATAAATTTGAAAGTAAGCAGCGGTTGGCAACAATCGTTGTAAAGTGTGATGTTGAACCATTTAAGATTGAAGTAAACGGTGCCGGGATGCCTTGGCTATGGGACACATTCAGTTTTATAAATGGTATCATCCATGTAAATGAAGTGACTGTTGCCGGGACAAAAGTAGTGAACCTTCTGAACAGAAGAAAAGTAGTATCACCTACTTTTACCTGTTCCGCACCTATGACTGTTACATTTAATGGAGTAACTTATAAATTACCTGCCGGGAAAACAACAGTTTATGATATTAGATTACAGGAAGGTGACAACAATGTGACATTTAAAGGAACAGGGACAGTTAAGATTGAATACAAAGGGGGTTCGTTGTAATGTATAGGGTACTTTGTGACGGACTTCCTATTTATGATCTACGTGATGAAGAACTTGTTTTGTTAGACCCAAAGGTAACACTTGAGGTCAACACAGCAGGTTCTTTTGATTTTAAGCTACCGCCGGGACATCCGCAGTATGACCTTCCTAAAAAAATGAAGTCCTTGGTGGAAGTGTGGCATGATAACGAACAGATTTTTGCTGGTAGACCTGTTGAAGAAAAAATTGATTTTTATAATTGTAAGTATATTGAGTGTGAAGGACAGCTTGCGTACTTAAATGATAGTATTCAAAGACCTGCTGAATACCATGATAAGACGGTCAGAGGTTATTTGGAAACCCTGATTGATAATCATAATAAACAGGTAGATGAAAGTAAGCAGTTTGAAGTTGGGATTGTTACGGTCACCGACAATAACGATAGTCTTTTTAGATACACCAACCACAATACGACCTTAAAAGAAATCAAGGAAGATTTGGTTGATGACCTCGGTGGTTATTTACGGGTTAGAAATCACAATGGACACCGTTATATAGACTATATAGCGGAGTTTGACAACTTATGCAGCCAATCTATACAGTTCGGTGAAAACTTGCTAGATTATGCAAAGAACATTGATATTAGAGATATTGCAACAGCAATTATTCCATTAGGTGCAAGACTAGAAACATCAGAAATTGCCGCATTGGAAGAACGCCTGACCATCAAAAGTGTAAACAATGGAAAGGACTATCTTGCACACGAAGATGCTGTAAAGAAATATGGATTTGTTGTTAAAACAGTTACTTGGGATAACGTCACAACCCCGGAAATGCTGAAAAGTAAAGGACAAAAGTGGTTGACAGATGGACAGTTTGAGAACATGGTGCTTGAAGTAAAAGCGGTTGATCTGCATTATACTGATGAACAGATTGAACAGTTTAAATTATTTGATATGGTACTGGTTCATTCTGCACCGCATGGACTTGATAAAAAATTTCCGTTATCCAAAATGACTGTCTATTTAGATAAACCTGCATCTAATACTTTCACACTAGGTACAGTTGTAAAAGAAACATTGTCTGATAAAACTGGCGGTATAACATCTGACGTTGGTGGAATGATTGATAGTATTCCTATACCGTCAGATATTGTGAAACAGGCGGTAGATCAAGCAACAGCATTGATTACTGCCGCTACACGTGGAAATATTGTCACTACTGCAACAGAGCAGTTGATTATGGACACTAAAGATGTGAATACTGCTAAACGTGTTTGGCGGTGGAATTTGAATGGTCTTGGCTATTCCAATACTGGCTATAATGGGACATATGCGACAGCCATCACCATGGATGGTCAGATTGTTGGTCAACGGATTGCAGCAAATTCTATTTCAGGGGAAAAACTTGACATAACCTATAAAACATCAGTAACAAAGGAAATTGCTGATGCAGAAGAAGCTGCAAGGCAAGATGCAGTGAATTATACGGATGGTCAGTTGAAAAACTATTATACCAAAAGTCAGATTGAAACAAGCATTAAAAACACAAAAGACGCAGTTCTTCTTTCAGCAAAAGAAACCGCAGAACAGTATGTTGATGGCAGATTAAAAAATTATTCAACGTCAGCACAAATAAAAGTAACTACGGATGCAATAAGTTCAGAGGTATCAAAGAAACTGAACAGTTCTGAACTTGGTACAAAAATTTCACAAAATGCCTACTATGTGCGGTTGGCATGGAATGGAAACAGTAAGTACATTCAGTTTGAAGGGTCTGCTTTAAATATCTATGATACTGGTAATCAGAAATTAATGTCACTCACTTATAATGGCAGTTGGTTTTATTATAAAGGTACGAGGATAGGAAAAATTGGAACAAACAATTTTCAGGGAGAAGATTATTTCAGAGGACTTGTGTTCGATTTGGAATATGATGCATCTTATATGTGTTGGGCGGCTAAAGATAGCAGTAGCGGATTGTACAATACAAAACTGATTTATTATCACAAAGCACATGGATCATACCCTAAAGGATTACATTTCAATTGCAATACCTATTGTAATGGATATTTGTATTTAGCGGATGACGTAAAAGTAATAGATTGGAGTAATGGCGGTTGTGGTATTCGTGGTGAAATGACATGGTGCAACAGTTCAAACACATCATGCGTAGAAATCAATGGTATGAATAAATCATTTAAGATTTATAACAACGTAGATGTTGATATTTATTCAAATATTGATATGCATAATTGGGATATTCTGAATCAGTCAGACGCAAGAATGAAAAAGAATATTCAAGATTGTTCAATCAACGCTTTAGAACTATTGAACAATATTGAACTGAAAGAATTTGATTGGATTCAGTCAAATGAGCATGAACCAATAGGAATTATTGCACAGCAATTACAGGAGTTTGCCCCGGAACTTGTCGAAGAAAAAGATGGTCACTTGTCTATTAAGACAATGAAGCTGATTTTTTATCTTATTAAGGCGGTTCAAGAATTATCAGGTAAAACAGAAAAACGTACAGTATGGCAAGACCCATATACTTTACTGGATAAGAAAGTATTTTGTGCAAAAATGAATGCCGGTTCACAAACAAGAGAAGAAAAGAAGCATACACCTATGCAAATACCAATTAGGAAAGGATAGTAAAAAATGGATAAAAAAAATATACCTCTTTCGGTAATGATGGAGAATACAAAAGGCATGATGTTTGAAGCCTTTCAGCAGGTACAGGAAAAATCAAACCTCCCTGCTTACCTGATGGAAGGTATCATTGTAGATTTGCTTTCACAGGTTCGTAATCAGAAAAATCTTGAATTAGTATCTGATATGCAGAGAATGAACCAAAGTGAACAGGAGAAACAGGAAGAAGGTGAATAATCTTGGCAAATATTGATGAATATATCCGGCAGATCGAACAGGCTGAGTATGGGGAAGAAGTCAGAAGTTCGATTGTAAACGCATTGAAAAAGGTCAATGATGACAATAACAGTTATGGAGATATTAAGAAAGAAATTCTTAGTGCTAAAGACGCAATAGATGATCAGGTGGTCGCATTTGATAATAAAGTAACAGCTGCACAATCTATTATAAAAAACCTGACGGATGCGACATCAACCGCTAATCAGGCAAAAACTAATCTTGATGCATCTGTTAAAACTGCCAATACAGCAAAAAGCAACTTGGAAAATGCCACAGATGCGGCAGGGACAGCAAAGACAGGTGTTGAACAAGCAACGTCAAATGCAAACAAGGCTATTACCAACGCCAACAATGCAAAAAGTAATCTTGAAAAAGTAATCACAAGTGCCGGAACAGCACAAGGAATTTTACAAGATGTAATCAATGCGGCAAATCAGATGAAAGGTCAGTTGGACACTTCTAACAGTACCGCAGTAACCGCAAAGAAAAATCTTGATGCAGCTATTGCTGAAGCCAGTACCGCAAAAACACAGTTATCCGAAGTAATCACAAATGCCGGGAAAATAAAAACTGCATTATCCGAAGTAATCACACAGGCAAATGCAGCAAAGACCAATCTTGATAATTCAGTAAAAACAGCTAATCAGGTGTTGCAGTCTTTGGATTCAGAAAATACAGCGGCAGCATCCAACATTGAAGAATTGAGAAGTGAGAACTTTAATTCACAAGAAATTCTTGCAGGTGTAGCAGATTTAAGGGCTTACTTAGGTCTGACAGATGATGATATTGTTGGTGTGCAAGTGGATTATAAAAATAAATCATTCAAACGTATTGCAGGTGCGGTCAATCTGACAAAAGGTGCAGATTTTGACCGTTTTTCTATGTTCGGTGGTCGTAGACGCTGCAATGTTGCGGATGATGGTACTATCGTAGCATGGCATGGTGACCCGGACTATAAAGAAGATGGTACTATGGGTCAGGTAATGGTGTATCAGCCAAAGTTCTACTATTTGGTTTGCCCGGTAGTATATGACCCAATAGAAACGGGAATAGGTTATCATTTGAGAAAAGCAAACTATTATGTGTCAGAAAAACCACGTGCAGGTTTCAGACTGCATCCGGCTTTCTATGATGCAAATGGTAATGAAATTGACTATTTCCTCACATCTGCTTATGAAGGTAGTATTTGGGATGCAGACGGTGATGCATATTTGTTACAAGATGAACAGGTTATGAATGTAGGTGGAGATAAATTTTCTTCAATTTCAGGTGCAAGACCTGCATCCGGTTCAACTCAGGGACTTACAAGAACAGCTATTGAACAGATGGCACAAAATAGAGGTGCAAATTGGCATGGTGATCTCATTAAACAAATTTCTGCTGAACAAATGCTTATGATCATTGAAATGGGAATGATGAACTTACAAACAGCTATTGCACAAGGTGTTGTTACATTACCTTGGGAAACTGGAAGTGATAAGACAAGTTCATATGCCGCTGTGACTGGAAGTACATCAGGTATTGGAAACGGTACTGGAAGGGCAGAAAGAACAACTACTTATGAAGGTGGTGTTGCAAAAGAATACACCGTTGATGGTAAAACATCAGTTTGTTGGAGAGGTAAAGAAAACTTTTGGGGAAACATTTGGAAGTTTGTTTATGGAATTAATATTTGGGGTAATGGAAAAATGGGGGGCGGTCAGCCTTACATTTGTTCTGACTTCAACTTTGCTGAAAACAAAAATAGCGGAAACTATGAGGGTGCAGGATTTACAGCAACTAATGTTGCAGGTTACATTTCAGCAATGGGATATTCTACAATTTGCGATTGGTTATTTATAGCATCTGAATGTACTGGAAACAGTTCTTTACCCGTTGGAGATTATACTAATATTACACAAAATCTAAACGGTTACCGTATCGCTCGATTGGGCGGTGGTTGGTATTATGGTAGTAGTGCGGGTGCTTTCTATTGGGGTCTGACTAACGGTGTGGGTGATCGTTTTCGGGCTTTCGGCGGTCGCTTGGTATATATCCCAACACGTGATTCTGCTGAATATACTGCCGCCATTGCATCATGGAAGGAACAGATGAAGAAAGCAGCGTAAAGTTATAAATTCATAGGTTGAAAAGTTCGCTGATTTTGTTATGAGCCTGTAACGAAACACCATTATAAAAAATCACTCAATTAGGCAGTAATTGGAATAATGGCAGTAATGCAGGTACTTTCTATTGGAATCTGAATAACAGTGTAGGTAATCGTAATCGGAATATCAGCGGTCACTTAATAATGCAAACCGTCAGCCGGGAAACCAACCCGGCTGAATCTATATATTGTGGTAACTTTTCAACCTTGCCACTTGGCAAAAAAGAAAAATAAACGGTTGCAGACAAGTCAGAAATGATAATACCGTTTTACTTTTTTTTTAAAATTTTGAAAAAAGGAAATGTCAACTGTACTGACCGGGTGATTCACCGACAGGAGTTCAGTATTTGCAATACCAAAAGGAATGAAAAGATATGATAACTTATTTGAAAAAATCTATGATATTGAAAATTTAAGAAAAGCACACCAACACGCAAAGAAGGGAAAAGGTTGGTATAAGGAAGTTATAGAAATAGACAAGAATCCTGATTTTTATTTGAAACGGATTCAAGAAATGCTTATCAACCATACCTATAAAACATCTGATTATGAAGTATTTACAAAGCAAGACGGAACAAAGAAACGAAAGATTTATAAACTACCCTACTTTCCTGATCGTATCTGTCAATGGGCTATTTTACAAGTGATTGAACCATGTATTGTAAATAACCTGACAGATGATACTTATTCGGCAATACCGAAAAGAGGTATTCACAACGCACTTCATAAGTTGCAAGCTGCAATGTGGAATGACCCGGAAGAATGTAAATATTGTTTAAAATTAGATGCAAGACATTATTATCAGTCAATCAACCACGAACTTCTAAAACAGAAGTATGCAAGAATGTTTAAAGATACAGATCTTCTTTGGTTACTGAATGAAATTATTGACAGTATCAAAACAGCAGAAATTGAAGATTTAACATCAATCTATCTGTTGGAAGAAGATGTTGACCCTGAAACTGGAATACCAATAGGTAACTATCTTTCACAGTATTCAGGTAATTACTATTTTTCAAGTTTTGACCATTGGATTAAAGAGCAGAAGCACATCAAATATTATTTCAGATATATGGATGATATTTGTATATTTGCAAGAACAAAGGAAGAATTGCATGAGTTAAGAAAAGAAATAGATGTTCATTTTAAGAATGAACTGAAATTGAATATAAAACCAAATTGGCAGGTGTTCCCATCTTTTATTAGAGGTGTGGACTTCTTAGGGTATCGGACTTTTTATCAATATACCTTATTGAGAAAAACAACCTGTTTGGATATGGAAAAGAAACTGACCGCAATCAGGCGAAAAGTGGAAGCCGGGAACATGATGAATTATTCTGAATGGTGTTGCATCAACAGCTATAAAGGATGGTTAAAACATTGTGATTCTTTTCGGCTACATCAAAAGTATGTTGTACCGCTATTACCTTATGCGGATGATTATTATATACACAACATAAAACCAAATTCAAAGAAAGGATTGAAAGCAGCATGAAAGAGTATGGAAAACAAAGAAGTACAGTAAAGCCCCTTGAACTGGAACTGACCGAAACAAAGGTGTTTGTAAATTCTGACATAGTTCAGGTAAACGAACCGGGAACAGACGAACAGCCGGGATTTACTGGGTATGAATTTACCTTGACGGAATATGAAAAAGATGAATACATCAAATTACAGGCTGAAAAAAATGAATCTTTAGGTAAGCAAGTTACAGATACACAAGTAGCACTTACAGAAGTGTATGAAATGATTCTTGTGTAGAAAGGGGTGCGAATTATGGCAAAAGTTTATGCAGATTTGATTAAAAAGGGAATTAAAACAATTGATCAAGTTCCTGAAAGGTTGAGAGAAGAAGTTAAGAAGATTTTGGAAGGTGTTGAATAATGCTGACCAAAATCTTTTTAATTATAAATCTTGTGTGTAGAAAGGGGGTAAATGACATGGCAGTAGTTTATGCAACACTTATCATCAAAGGTGTTAAGAAATTCGCTGATGTTCCGGCAAGAATTAAGGAACAGGTTAAACAGGTACTTATTGACCTTGATTGTCCTGAATTAGCAGAGTGACAAACAAATTATCACAGATACAATTATAACCGCTATATGGACATTATATAACGTCTGATAGTGGTTATTTTGTATCAAAGAAAGGAAGTAGAACATTGGGAAAATTAGTATTAGAAACGTATAGAGTGGCATTGCCAATCATTTTGACCGCATTTATGGGATATATTGTTTGGTTGCTAAAAGAACAGAAAAAAGACCGGGATGCAAATGCAGAAGGTACAAAAATGCTTTTGATGATAAAGATGTTTGAATATCACGATAAGTATATGACATTAGGGGATATTCCATCACACGCATATAGCAATTTTCAGAAAATGTATCAATGCTATATAGATATGGGGGATGGTAACCCGTCTGTTAAAAAAATGAAACAGGAAATTGATGAATTACATTTAAAAAGAAAAGAGGTAGAAACGTATGAAAAATATTAACTGGGTAGTAAGAATTAAAAATAAAAACTTTTGGCTGACACTTATTCCGGCAGTGTTGCTGCTGATTCAGGTGGTGGTTGCCCCGTTTGGCTATCAATGGGATTTTGGTGTATTGAATGAACAGCTTGCGGCAATCATCAACGCTTTGTTTGCGGTACTGATGATTTTAGGTATTGTGAATGACCCAACTACTGATGGTATTGCAGACAGTAAGCAGGCACTTACTTATAAAACACCAAAGAAAAAATAGAGGTGAATCATTATGACAAATCAAGAATTTATTGAACAGATTGCAGCGTATGTAAAAAAATACGCTGCATCTTTTGGTATATGCGTACACAGTCCAATTATCGCACAAGCAATTCTTGAAAGTGGATGGGGCAAGTCTAAACTTGCCACCATCTATCACAATTATTTTGGATTGAAGTGCGGCACAAAGTGGAAAGGGAAAAGTGTAAACCTTACGACACAAGAAGAATATGAGCCGGGAACACTTACAACCATAAAGGACAACTTCCGGGTGTATGGCTATATGGAAGAAGGAGTAAAGGGGTATTTTGAATTTATTCAGCTTTCCCGGTATCAGAATTTAAAAGGTATTACAGACCCTAAAAAATACCTTGAAACTATTAAATCAGACGGATATGCAACAAGTTCAACTTATGTTCAGAACAACATGAGATTGATTGAACAGTATGATCTTACACAGTATGATAAGAAAGGTGGTAACACAATGGGGAGAACTGCACAAGATGTATTAAATGTAATGCGGTCTTGGATTGGTTACAGTGAAGCAAATGGAAAACACAAACAGATCATTGACCTGTACAACAGCCACAAGCCCCTTGCACGTGGGTATGCAGTCAAGTATTCTGATGAATGGTGTGATACTACGGTATCAGCAGCAGCAATCAAAGCAGGGGTTGTTGACCTGATTGGTACAGAGTGCGGTTGTGAACAGCACGTTAAGATTTTCCAGTCAATGGGAATTTGGATTGAAGATGGTACGATTACACCGAAACCGGGTGACATTATCCTGTACAATTGGGATGATGCAACGCAGCCTAATGATGGATATTCAGATCATATTGGTTATGTAGAAAGTGTATCAGGTAGAACGATTACACTTATTGAAGGAAACAAAGGAGAAGCTGTTGCAAGGCGTGAAATCCCTGTCGGTTGGGGTTACATTAGAGGTTACGCAAGACCAAAATACTCTTCCGGCGGTACTGCACCAAGTACACCAATCCCATCTAAAACAATTGATGAAATTGCAAGGGATGTTATTAAGGGTGTATATGGAAATGAACCTAAGAGATCAGAAGCCTTGAAAGCATTAGGTTATAATCCTAAAGAAGTTCAGGAACGTGTAAATGCAATCTTGAAAGGAAACGCAACACCTTCAAAATCCATTTCACAAGTGGCAAAAGATGTTATTGCCGGGAAATATGGAAATGATCCTGAAAGAAGAAAGAAACTTGTAGCAGAAGGGTATGACCCTGACGCAGTACAAGCAGAAGTCAATAGACAGTTAGAAGGAAGTGGAGTATCTGCTGTATATTACAAGGTACAACCTTATGATACTCTTTCAAAGATTGCACAGAAATATGGAACTACTGTTGACAGACTTGTTAGATTAAACGGTATTGCTAATAAAAATTTAATCTATGTTGGTCAGAAAATCAGGGTAAAATAA